AAAAAAGCAGCTCAAAAAAGAGCAAGAGAGGAGTCTAATGTGGTATCCCTCGAAGCATTTATTATATTTGGATTCTGTCTGCTAGGTTGTGCTTATACCAGTTGGAAAGCAGGACAGGCACGCGGAATTGTAGCAACTCTTCACTACTTGGAGAAAGAAGGAGTTATTACTCTCGAAGAATAATGAAAGATTGTGTTTATTACATCATGATAGTAGACGAGACGGGTAAGTCAACGACAGACCCTATGGTCTGCTTTTCTAGCGAAGAGGCGGCTGAAGAAGCGGCCAAGAAACAAGGACTCCAGAATTACTGGATCTTTGAATGGGACGTAAGTTAATATATGAATCGTGAACAAGTATTCGAGCAACTCAAAATTGATGAAGGAGTTAAGTACGAGGTTTATCTCGACCACTTGGGTTATCCTACGTTCGGGGTTGGACATCTTATTCAAAAGACTGACCCGGAATTTGGAGCCGAGCCCGGTACTCCCGTTTCTGAAGAGCGTGTTTGGGAAGCCTTTGAAGCAGACCTCGAAACCGCAGTCAACGAGTGTTACGCTCTATACGGACCAGGGACGTTTAACAACTTTCCGTCCGAAGTCCAAGAAGTCTTGGTTAATATGATGTTTAATATGGGCCGTCCTCGTCTTACGGGATTCAAGAAATTTAATGCAGCTCTTCTCGAAAGTGACTGGAGCAAAGCAGCAGATGAAATGGTCGATAGCCTCTGGTACCGTCAAGTAGGTGTTCGAGCAACTCGTCTCTGGCATCGGATGAAGAATGTTTAATCTTACTGGACCTCTAGTAATGATTATTCTCGTAGGTGGAGGTGCGGGATATGCGTATTATAAAGATACGCAATCTCGCATGGCCATTCTTCAAGAAAACAATGCAAAGCTAGAGATTGCTGTAAAAACAAATGAAGAAGCATTGAAGTCTATGCAAGCTGACTTACAGTTAGCAAACGAACAAGCACAGAAAGTCAATGCTGAGTTTGCAAAGATTCGTGAACAGAACAGTGTTCTAACGAATAAGCTGAATCGCCATGACATTGGATTGCTTGCAGCAGCAAAGCCGGGCCTTGTAGAGCGTACAGTAAATCGAGCTTCTGCAAAGGCAATGCGCTGCTTCTCTCTTCTGTCAGGTGCGACTTACACAAAGGAAGAAATAAATGCGACTTCTGCAAAAGAGTTTAATAGTGAGTGCCCTTGGCTTTGGCCTGGTCGGATGCCAGGCGCCGAGCCCGCAGAGGTTGGAGGTAGCGACCAAACCGATCAAGAGACCGCAGCTTACCTTGCCAGCCGCCGACGCTCTGAACAACAACCGGCCAATTGAGTGGTTCATTATTACTCCTGATAACGCCGCAGAAGTATATGAAAAGCTAGCACAAAAAGGTCGTCCTCTCGTTTTATTCGGTCTGACAGATAAAGGTTATGAAAACCTTGCAATGAATCTGTCAGATCTTCGTGCGTTTATTCAGCAGAAGAATGCAATCATTGCAGCCTACGATGCGTACTATATCGAAGCTGAAAAAAGTATTGAAGCAGCAGATGCTGAGCTAGACCGCATTGAAGATAAAGTAAATAATTACAAACCAGAAGAGCCGAAACGAGACTGGACTCCCTGGAATTAACCCTCAAATAATTCTTGACTTTTCTTGCTATAGGGTGTATAATACACACTATGAATATTTTTGTGCTTGACAATGACCTCGACAAATGTGCTGAATACCATGTGGATAAGCACATTGTCAAGATGCCCCTTGAAGCTGCGCAGATGCTGTGCACGAATCATTGGGTAGATAAGTATATCGGATATGCGCCAAGAAAACTTACAAAAGAAGAACTCGCGCTACTTCGGGAGGTTAAAACTCACCAACCGCGAGATTTTCCCTATCTGCCTACTATGCACAACCATCCTTGTACTATATGGGCTCGTTCCTCCAGAGAGAACTACGACTGGTTATTCGTCTACTCTCTTGCCCTCAACGAAGAGTACAGATTCCGATATGGAAAAGAGCATAAGTCAGTGTGTGAAGTTATACTCCGACTCCCCGATATACGACATATCGAATCAAACGGACTTACTCCATTTGCACAGGCTATGCCTGACGAACTTAAAGGAGAAGACGCCGTAGAGGCGTATCGCCGTTTTTATCATAAAGACAAAGCAACATTTGCTAAGTGGAGTTTTCGAGAGAAACCTCCTTGGTGGAGTGAAACAGAAGCCAGCTATGAATCACGAATTACTCGATAATCTAAAAACCGTAGGTATTGCAGCAGTAATTATGGTTTTTCTAGGTTTGAGTATTGTGGGCCAGTATAAATATCATACTATTTATACTCAGTATGGTCCTCTTTATCAGCAACCTCCTTTAATTTAGGGCTGCTGTACTGCTGACGATGACAGGAGGGGTTCAGACAAATGACCCAGTTTGCAAAAACAGGAGGTAGATTAATATACCTTAGACAAGACTCTGTATATAAAGGAGAAATATATAAATGTATAGGCTGTGAGCACAAGCTTGAGATTGTCTATGACTATGAAACCGGAGCCCCTAGTCACTTTAAACATCCCGCAGGAAGTCGAGCTGCCTCTATGCTTAAAAGAGGGGAACTTTGTGAACAAATGTCTCCTTTAGGAAAGAATTTTACTGAACAAAAGCTTAGGGAGTACTCTGGTAAAACATTTGCAAATATCCAACGTCAAATTGAGGTCGGAGAAATTCAAGCCGAAGACTTACTAAAGCTACTACGAGAGTTTACCCAGAGCCAGGGCTCTCTTATTGTAGAGTATAATTTATTGAAAAATAAGTACGAAGAGCTTGACAAGGCCCTTGCAGAAGCCCATAAAGCTGAGCAACGTGCTCTTGAAGCAGAGAGAGAGTTTAATAAAAGAGCTCTGGAAAAAGAGTATCCTACCCTCAAGCCTACTATAGATAAAATTATGGGTAATAATAAGATGCCCTGGTTTAGAGCGGAAGAAGAACTAGAGAAGGAAATATTTTCGTTTTTGTTTGAACAACGGAGCATCGTAAGATGAGCGAAGTTAATCTAATCGCACTCAGCAAGCCAAGCGCCATTACAGACTGCCATACAGCAGAAGAGCTTGTTGCTTATGCAGCGCGAGTAAGTAATCCTGCGAATCAAAATAATATGAAAACGGCTGGAAAGCTGTTGAAGTATTTGATTCAAAACGAACACTGGTCGCCTCTGGAAATGGTTCACATGACTCTTGAAATCAAGACGACTCGTGATATTTCTCGGCAGATTCTTCGCCACCGCTCTTTTTCCTTTCAGGAATTTTCGCAGCGATATGCAGTTAGCGAATCCTTTGTAACTCGAGAAGCTCGCCTTCAAGACACAAAGAATCGTCAAAACAGTATTGAAACGGAAGATAAAGATCTTGCAGAGCTTTGGAATATGAAGCAATGTGAAGTTCTACTGAAAACGAAAGAAGTGTACGAGTGGGCACTCAAAAAAGGTATTGCAAAGGAGCAGGCTCGTGCTGTGCTTCCTGAAGGCAACACTGAAACCACTCTCTACATGGCGGGGTCGCTACGGTCCTGGGTTCACTACTGCCAGCTTCGTATGGCAAATGGAACTCAAAAAGAGCATATGGAAGTTGCTCAAAAGTGCTGGGATATTCTAGTCGGACACTTTCCTGCCGTAGCGGAGGCCCTCGATGGAAGGAGTTAAGTACGATAGCGAGAAGCCGCGAATGCACTTGCTTCCTCCCAAAGCAACAATCGAAGTAGCAAAGGTACTTACCTTTGGCGCTCAGAAGTATGACGAGGAGAATTGGAGGAAGCTAGATAAGCTTCAGGAGAGGTATACTTCAGGCGCACTTCGTCACATCTTTGCTCACATGGATGGAGAGCAGTTAGACCCAGAGAGTGGAATCTCTCACCTTGCACACGCCCTTTGTTGTTTACTGTTTAAGTTGGAGATTGAACTTGAAGAAGATCAAGAAAAAAGATTACGAGAATCTGACCGCAGCGAACATCAAGAAAGTTATCAGTCTATTGAATCCTACTGGCGAGGGCGAGCAGCCGATAACTAAAAAAGAAGCGTGTGGAATTCTAAACATTGCTTACAATACTACTCGCCTCAACAGTATTATTGAAGAGTTTCAGCGCAATCAAGAATACACTAAAAAGCGTAAATCCCAGAATCGTGGAAAGCCTGCGTCCGAAGGAGAGATCCGTTTGGCAGTAGAGTCTTATCTCGAGGGGGATGGTCTTAGTGAGATTGCGAAACAGCTTTATCGTTCTCCCTCTTTTGTAAAAGCAATCATTGAGCGAGTCGGCGTACCAGAAAAACAAAAAGCTGGAGCGGGGACTCAGCTACTCCCAGAAAGCTGCTGTGCAGAAGAGTTTGAACCTGAAGAGATTGTATGGTCTGCGGTTTATAACGCGCCTGCAATTGTGTACCATGAAATGACTAACGAAGACTATGAAGCAAAATACGGTGCAAAGTGCTACCAGGTCTATGTGATGCAAAAAATTGAGTCGCATGAGAACTTCTTTCCTGGAGTCAATGCGGGAGGATTCTATGCCTATTCAGCCGCATACGATCTTGGTAAGCTCGCACACCTTCGTGAGTTGGGAATCAACCTAAAGAATTTGGAGCGAAATTAATGCTAGTTTTTTCAGACGAAGATACTATTGATGACTACGAAAAGCAGTGGGGCTGGAACTTACTGCCGAAACTAGTACCGAATGTAATTTTTCATACGCGAGTACGAGATCCTGAAGCTGCTGGGCCGAATCCCTATAGCTGGCGTGAAGTGAGTGCAATGGACCTCTTTGCAAACAAGACGGTGCTAGTGTTTTCCCTTCCGGGCGCTTTCACGCCAACTTGTGATACCTTTCAGCTTCCTGACTTCGAGAAGCTATACCCGGAGTTTCAAGCAAAAGGTATTCACGAGATTTACTGCGTGTCAGTAAACGATGCGTTTGTAATGAACAAGTGGGCAGAGAGTCAAAATCTGAAGAACGTAAAAGTACTTCCTGATGGAAACGCTGACTTTACCCGCGAAATGAATATGCTTGTTGACAAGAAGAATCTTGGCTTTGGCGAGCGTAGCTGGCGGTATGCAGTCGTAGTAATGAATGGTTGGATTAAAGCAGCCTTCATTGAAGCAGGTCGTGAAGATGATTCCAAAACTGATCCGTACTTCTACACCAAGCCGGACTTTATTCTGGAGCGAATCTAATGTGGGAACATTTCTGCCATGAGCTAGGTCGTGTCAAAGAGCTTCCCGAAGGTCAAGACTGTGATCTTTGTGGCAAGGACGACACAAAAGACCCGCACTATCAAGGTCTTTTCTGGGTCTACGAGCTGCGGGAATATTTACGCTGGCCTCAGTATATGGAATTTTATTATAACATGAGTCAAAATAAATCTTGACACAAACGTCTGTTCCGTGTATAATAGTGTTTCAAAAGTTGAGGAAGCACTATGGGCGACCGATTCTATCAGCAACAACTCCAAGCCCTGGGCGTCTGCCCGGGGTCAACTCAAACTAAAAGGAAGAAACGAATGGCTTGGGACGACGACAAGAAAGCAGAAGTCATCGAGGCATACGAAAAAGCAGAACCTACCCCCGAGAACTCTATGGAAATCGTCAAGGAAATCGCTGAAGAGTTCGGCGAGTCCCCCAACGGCGTACGCATGGTTCTCAGCAAAGCTGGCGTCTACGTCAAGAAGACTCCTGCCGCAGGTGCAGGCAAATCTTCGAGCGGCGGCGGCGGCTCCCGCGTATCGAAAGCAGCAGCCCAAGAGGCTCTCGTAGCTGCTCTTCAAGATGCAGGCCAAGAAGTCGACGAAGATGTTGTGTCCAAACTCACGGGCAAAGCAGCTCAGTACTTCGCAGGCGTTATCGCAGCAATCAACGGTTAAGTTTTTTACGGGGGTAGAGTATTCCTCTCCCCCGTTTTTTCACGCTCCTAGAAAGTCAGCACAGCAAAAGAGGTTTTGCTAACCTGCTTTACCAAGGAGCAATTGTGAACAAGGAAGACTTAACCAAGTTAGTAACTGAGTACGGTGATGCTGTTATCACCTATCGAAGTGAAAACTCAAATAAGTTAAAGTATAACGTCTGTACGTTAGATTTTAGCACTCCGTATATTCAGGAGAAAACTAACCGAGCAAAAGCGACGGATGAAACTCTGTTGCTTTTTTGTTGGGATACAGACTCTTTTCGACTTCTTAAGCCGGAGAATGTAACAAGTGTAGTACCTCTTTCCTCAATTCTAAAGAACGGGGAATAGTATGGAACTGCATGAGGCTCCTCCAGTTTATGAAAAAATCGTACATTACGATGCCGCCAAAGAGATTCAAGTCCGCTTGGTAGTCAGCTCTTTTCGGGGAATTGAGTATTTACATCTTCGCAAATACTATCTTGACTTTAACGAAGAATGGTGCCCTACTCCTGAAGGCGTTGCTATGGAACTTGATTTCAACAACTCACGGCAACTCTTTGCGGGGCTGGTAGAGATCATTTCTCTTGCAGAGTCAAAGGAAATCATAGAAGAATATTTTAAAGATTTTTTGGACGAGATCTATTTATAGTTCTTGACTTTTTTCCTTAAAGCCTTTATAATATGTACTTCAACTGGGAAGAGTGTATAAATGGAAGAATTTCTGCAATATGCAAGCAAGTGCTATTACGAAGGCGCTCCGATTATTTCGGATGTTGAGTATGACCTTTTGTTTGCTGCTTATGGGGATCAGTCCGTTGGTTACAGAGTAACTGATGGCATTCCTCATTACTACAGAATGTATTCTCTCCGTAAAGTCTTTGATCTGAGTGTAACTCCGACCAAAGATTTCATATGCACTCCCAAGTTAGATGGCGCAGCAGTATCTTTGCTATACTCTGGCGGCCTTCTAGCACAGGCACTTACTCGAGGCGATGGTAGTCTGGGACGAGATATTACCGATAAAATGCGGCATCTTGTTCCTGAAAAGATTTCCTTTAAGAGCACGGTACAGATTACTGGTGAAGTAGTGTGCCCATCGAGTGTGCCCAATGCCCGCAACGTCGCAGCGGGGTCGTTAAACTTGAAAGACATGGCGGAGTTCTGCTCTCGTCCTCTGACTTTCGTAGCTTACGATATGCAAGAGGCTCGGTTCAATTTCTGGACTGAGACTATGAATATGCTGCACGAAGAGGGCTTTCAGGTTGTCACAATGTTTGATGCAAGTAACTATCCTACGGATGGTAAAGTGTATCGGCTAAATGATAACCATGAGTTTTATCGACTTGGCTTTACAGATCATCACCCTCGTGGCGCCTTCGCTTTCAAAGAGCAGAAGGATGGTGTAGTTACAAAACTACTTGATGTAACATGGCAGGTCGGTAAAAGCGGAGTTGTCAGCCCAGTAGCTATTCTTGAGCCTGTAGTAGTCGGAGATGCTACGGTCTCAAGGGCAACTCTCCACAATATCGAGTACATTCGTGGGCTCGATCTTGAAATTGGATGTATGGTTGAAGTTATTAGATCTGGGGAAATTATACCTCGAATTTTACGACGTGTAGACCTTGAAAAAAATAGTTCTTGACAAAGACTTCATTTTTTCGTATAATATACATTCATTTTTCGGAGTAGCATCTTCATGTCAACGATTCAAGCGCCTACGCATTGCCCGAGTTGTGACTCGGACCTTGTTTGGGTGAATCACCTGCTGTACTGCCGCAATCCGAGTTGCGGTTCTCAGCTCGACAAGAAGATTGAGCATTTCGCTAAGACCCTTAAAATCAAGGGCCTTGGTCCTGCTGCTATCGCAAAGCTGCCTCTCTCTGATCTGAGTGACATTTATTTGCTCACGAAAGCTGAGATTGAGGATGCTTTGTCCTCTGAAAAACTGGCAGACAAGCTCTTTGCGGAGATTCAGAACTCTCGTTCCGCTCCCCTAGAGCTTGTTCTTCCTGCCTTCGGTGTTCCGTTGATAGGTAACACGGCAGCAAAAAAGTTGTCTACAGAAATCGAACATATTAGTGAACTAAGTGAAGACACTTGTAGGCGTGCCGGACTTGGACCAAAAGCTACGGAAAACCTGCTCCAGTGGTATCACTGGGACTTCGTGGAGGAAAACTTTCCTTTCGATTTTAAGATGAGTAAGAAAACTAGTGTTAGCTCTACAAAAGGCGTTGTGTGCATTAGTGGTAAATTGAAGAGTTTCAAAACAAAAGCTGATGCAACTCAAGCATTGAATGATGCAGGCTTTGAAGTAAAAAGTAGTCTAACGAAACTAGTAACGATTCTTGTCAACGAGAGTGGCGTTGAATCCGCAAAAACAAAACAAGCCAGAGAAGCTGGCGTAACTATCGTAACCAATCTTTCTGAATTTTTGGAGAATTAATATGGCACTTCCCAAGTGGACTGAAGAGCGCACTGACGAACTCGCATCGTTTGTGGGCGACGAATCCCCCGTTTCTCAAGCAACTGTGGCAGAAGCCGCAGAGCGTCTTGAGACCTCTACTCGTTCTGTTTCTTCCAAGCTCCGTAAAATGGGCTTTGACGTGGAGCTGGCATCTGCCTCTGCTTCTCGTTCTTTCTCGGAAGATCAAGAAGCCACGCTTCGCGCTTTCGTGGAAGCCAACAGTGGCGAGTACACCTACGCTCAGATTGCTGAGCACTTTGAAGATGGCGCTTTCTCGGCCAAATCCATTCAGGGCAAAATCCTGTCTATGGAACTGACCGATCATGTGAAGCCTGCTCCCAAAGTCGAAACCGTTCGTACTTACAGCGAAGCTGAAGAAGCTCAATTCATCAGCATGGTGCAAGACGGCGCTTTCGTGGAAGCAATTGCAGAAGCCCTTGGCCGCAGCGTGAACAGCGTTCGTGGTAAGGCTCTCAGCCTTCTTCGTTCCGGTCACATTGATGCGATTCCGCGTCAAGAGACCACCAAAGGCGCTGCCAAGCAAGATCCTCTCGCGGATCTGGCTGTCGCTGACATGACTGTCGAAGCTATCGCAGAAGCGATTGGCAAAACGGCTCGTGGTGTCAAGACGATGCTGACCCGTCGCGGTCTTGCAGCTGCCGACTATGATGGTGCTGCTAAGCAAGCTAAAGCTGCTCAGTAATTTACCTTTGTAGTCTCAAAGCAACCGCTGGGCTTTACTCGGCGGTTGCTTTTTTATGCAGTTATTTTGGGAGAGATAATTGAACATTGCAAGTGCACTTATCAAGCAGGTACTAGTGCTACAGGACTTCGAGACCTGGACTTGCGTTCGTAAAGATTATTTACCTTCCGAATACCATTCATTGTTTTCAGCTATTGATAAGCACTGTGACAAGTTTCACAGGCTGCCCTCTATTGAAGACTTGAAATTTTCTCTGCGGGACCCTGGCACTCTTGAAAAGCTCTATGCTATCGAGAAGCTAGATGTTGACGCAGATGCGTTTATGCTTCTTCAGTACCTGAAGAACGAGTATACTCAAAAAGAGATTCTCGTTTCTTTGGAAAAGTATATTGACGATTCAATTGCTTTTGAAGATGCTGAAGAATCTGTAACGCACCTTCATCAGATTGTTCTCGATATTGAGAAGAAAGTCGACCTCGAGTTGCCGCAGGAAAGTATGCAACGTATTTCCCTGTTTGAATCTGATGAAGAGATTGGACGTTACCTGCCTCTTGGCCTCAATACTGAGTATGATCATGAGATTCAGTTCTCTCCTCGTGACTTGGTTCTTATCGGGGGTCGTCGCGGGGCCGGTAAGTCTATGACTTGTGCAAACATTGCTCACAATGTCTTTGCAAGTGGTCGGTCGGCTATCTACTTCACTATCGAAATGGATAGTCGGTCGATTCTGCAAAGAGTCTGTTCCCTCGCAACGGGGGTTCCGCACTCTCGGCTGCGCTCAAAGAACTTGAGTGTTACTGAGTGGGAAAAGATCGCATCTTGGTGGGCGAGCCGCTTCGAGAAGGGCCAGGAGAAACTCAAGGAGTATCGGGAGCACCGAGACTTTGACGAGTTTCACCATAAACTTACAACTACGCATGAGCTTCTCCCAACTCAGCAGATTGATGTAGTTTATGATCCTGGCCTGACTCTGGCTCGCATCAAAGCAGAGCTTGACAAGAAAGTCAAGCCTATCAATGCTGGTGTGGTTCTCGTAGACTATATCAACCAGGTAAAACGATCTGCCGTTCCTTCTCGGCATGGCCAGTATGATTGGACTGAACAGATTGAAGTGAGTAAGGCTCTCAAGTCTATGGCGCAGGAATACGAAGTTACTGTAATTTCGCCGTATCAGACTGACGCTACCGGCGAAGCGCGCTTTGCAAAAGGTATTCTAGATGCTGCTGATGCAGCTTATGCTCTAGAGACCTATGAACAAGCAGATGAATGTATTACATTCAACTGTGTAAAGATGCGCTCCGCCGCTCAGCGTTCCTTCACTTCTGTAATGAACTGGGAAACACAAAAGATTGGCCCAGAATCTGCACTTACGCCACAAGAGAAAGAAAGCCAGTCCCACAAGACTGGAGAAAGTATTGACGATATTGATGAAAGTCCTTTCTAAAAATAGTTCTTGACTTTTGCATCTGAGTTTGATATAATATGTAGACATTTCCGGGAGGCTTTATATGTCTATTTTTGTCGGCAGTATGAACCACACCTACTCTGGTCGTCGCAAGAAGAAAACGCGAGTAAGCCGTAAACCGAGAAGTGAGTTCAAAGCATACAAGCCAAAGTCAAACTCTTGGCACTCTCAGCGTATCGCAGAAATGCGTAGCGTGCCCTCTGCTACAACCAGCAGCGGGGTCTGTGCAAGTCCTGTGCAGGATTTTCATCGAGAAGTTAGTAGTAAGTACACTGTAAGTATCGCATATAACAAAGGTGCTTATCAAGTTATTTCTAATGACGACATTGATAAAATCGGGAGAAGCTAATGACAAAAATCCAAGAGTATATGTACGGTCTGTTTCATGCACTTGAAAGCAAAGACTATCAGAAGGTAGACATTCTACTTGCAAGAATCTCGAATCTACGTCTGAATAAAAGTGACTTTGACCGAATCGAAAACCTAGTGGAGACTAAAGAGATTGAATGTACAAGATCTGCTTGCTGAAAAACAAATTCCTTTTCAAGCGAAAGGACAGGATTTTGTTGTTCGCTGTTTGAGTCCTGAGCACGACGATTCAAACCCAAGTATGTACATTAATCAAACTACTGGATTATTTCATTGTTTCTCTTGCGGATTCAAGGGTAATCTGTTCAATTTCTACGGGCGAACGGTAAATCAGCTACAGCTAAAACGCGAAACTCTCAAGAAAAAGATCGCACTGAAGATGGCAGAAAGTATCGGCTTATCTATGCCGAAAGACTACAGCCCTTATGTAGGCAACTGGCGAAATATACGACCGGAGACTTACAAAGAGTTTGAAGCCTTTCTCCATGTTGGTGCTGTTTTTCGAGATCGTATTAACTTTCCTATTCGTGATATTTCTGGAAAGATTGTAGCATTTCAAGGAAGGCATACTGCTGGCGGGACTCCGAAGTACAAGTTTAGTCCTCCAGGAGCAAAGATTCCTCTGTATCCTCTTTCCACGCCGCAGGCTGGAGAGGTACTTTTAGTAGAAGGTCTCTTCGATGTTCTGAATCTATACGATAAAGGACTTCGGAATGCAGTTTGTTGCTTTGGTACGAATAACATTAACGAAGATAAACTTAGAATGCTGTCAATTCAAGGCGTTTCCCGAGTAGGTGTATTTTTTGACGGAGACGATGCAGGACAGAAGGCAGCAGAAACAATCATTGGTATGTGCGAGAAAGTTGGTCTCCTTGCTAGGAATATCCATCTAAAAGATATGGACCCTGGTGCACTTACCGAGTCTCAAGTAAGAAACTTAGAGCGGAGGCTTTATGGCTAAGGTTGCCATTGTAGAAACCAAACCCAGTCGTACAAATTTTATAAAAGAGTTTGACAATGCGTTCGAGTTTGACCAGTTTCAACTGTGTTCTGACCCGAACATCAAAAAAGTACTAAAGCGTGATGTAGACCTTCAAATGGACGTAAACGAGTACGACTGGATCGTTCTCGTTGGCTCTGATGCGTGTAAGTATTTTACCAAAATCAATTCGGTAACTGAGTACTCTGGTAAAAAGGTTGAGAAGAAGTTTCTTCCAGTAATCAATCCTGCGATGCTTGCATTCAAGCCTGAAGCTCGCAAGACCTGGGAATCTTCTAAAGAAAACATCATTAAGTACATTCGTGGCGAAATCGAAGATGTAGTCATTGATGAAACTATTGCAAAAGGTATTCAAGACACCGAAGAAGCAAAAGAGTTTTTCCGGGCAGCTATTGCTGCTCCCTCTCCATACATTGCACTTGACTCTGAGACTACTGGCCTATACCCTCGTAACGGGCATATGCTGGGGCTTTCTATGTCTTATGATGGAAAGAGTGGCGCTTATGTAGACACGGAGTGTTTTGACGAAGAAGTTGAGGCACTACTACAAGAGCTGTTCGATAAGAAAACTGTGATCTTTCACAATGCGAAGTTCGACTTAGCGTTCTTTCAGTATCACTTCAATTTTCGGTTTCCGAACTTTGAAGATACCATGCTTCTTCACTACCTGATTGATGAAAATCCCGGTACTCATGGCTTGAAGCAGTTAGCTATCA